CCCGGTGGCGGAAGATGGCGCAGCTATGGGCTGCCGATGGAGTCCTTGCCAACTATCTGAACCAACTCAATGCCACCCTGGCTGGCAGCACACTCACCGTCCAGAGCGGTGCGGTGTTCATCCACGGGTACTACGCCGAGCTACAGAACAACCAGACCTTTACAGTGGGTACCAACGGCACCATCGTGGCCCAGGTCAACTTCGCCAACGAGGTCGTGGCCCTGGTCTACCGCGACACCGTGGTGGATTACGGGACCGGGGGCTTTGAGCAGGACACCAACATCTGGGAGATCCCCATCTGGGGGGTGAGCGGCGGCACCACCCTCCTCGATTTACGGAACCTGATCAACCCGGCCACGGGGCTGCGCTGGACAGCCAACCAATCTGGGGCCACCTCTGTCGGCACTAGCTCTACCGCTCAGTTCAGCTTCGGCGTGGCTCGCATCCCCTACGCGGCTCTGGGATTCCTGCATGGCACCCTGCTCGTCCAGTTCAGTGACATGAGCGTGGCTCAGACCGTGGCCTGCTCACTGACTTATCAATGGGGACAGACCGACCAACAGCCCAACCCGATCACAGCAGCCGACACCATCACGCCGGCCAACTCTGCCGGATTCCCTACAGGTTCCAGCATTTCAATGCCGGTCTCGTTGATGACGCCTGTGCCAGTAACTCAAGGAAAGAAGACGTTCGGATGGAGAGTGACAGCGGGGACAGGACCGGGGATCACGGTGTCACAGATGACACTGAGCCTGTGGACGGGGGGCAGGCCCCCGGCAGCGTAGTCACCTATGAGGTCAACGACGAGGGTCAGTTCGTGAACACCGAGACCGGCGAGGAATATCCCCCTGGGCCGGATCTGGCCCCTCACGAGGAAACCATGCCCGACTGGCTGTGGAGTCAGCATGCCGGCACCACTGAGGATCTCCGACAAGAGGCTGACCTGTGACTCTGCTCGACTCCTACTTTCCATTTGACCAGCCCCCTGGGAATATGGCTACGCCGGCCAACTGGCGACAGATGGCGCGGCTGTTCTACGGAAGTGGGGTCGTCCCTGGTAATCAGAACCAGCTAGCCGCCACCATCTCCGGTGGCACGGTGACGATCCAGCCAGGAGCGGTCTGGGTCGACGGGTTCTTCGGGCAGAGCAACTCCAACAAGACCGTCAGCGGTGTCAGTTCTGGCCTCGTCGTGGCTCGCATGGATCTGACACAGCGGCAGATCTATTTTCTGTACCTCCCCGGCACGAGCACCCCTGGGCAGAACCCCCTAGCCAACACCTACGACATCCCGCTCTATCAGGTCGCGTCAGCTTCGGCCATGACCGATGTACGCCAGTGGTGCAATGCTGATCCGACCAAGGTCGCCCGCGGTCGGACACATCGCAACGCGGCCTACAACACCAGCACCACACTCTATCCCTATGGCTTCGACACCATCGACTATGGCAGTAACTGGAGCGCGTACACCTTCGTCTGTCCTTACGCTGCGGACTATCTCTGCCTCTCTCAGGTCGGATTTGATGCCAACGCTGCCGGCCAGTGGTACAACATACGACTCGTACACAACACCACCCTGCAAGCCTGGAGCGGGACTCCCACCTCCACTGGAGGGGCCATCATGGTGGTTCAGATTCAGGACATCGTGCCGTGCAAAGCCGGCGACACGCTGTATATCCAGCACAACTGCTCCACCAACGGCCTTGCCGGCAGGGTTGGTAGCTACTACGCCTGGTTCACGGTGAGGGCGCTGACGTGACCTTCATAGTCCCGGCCAACTTCCGCCAGCTTCCCCCGGTCTGGGAGATCGCCCAACCATTTCAGATCGACTCCACCGGGGCCGTCGCCTTCGATGCCGATCCGCGGCGATGGGCCATCAATCACATCCTGGCGATCCTGCTGACCATCCCAGGAGAGCGGGTCATGCGACCTACGTATGGCGTCGGCATCTACCGCTTCGTCTTTGAGAACGACGACCCCATCGAAGAGCAGAACATCATTGCGGACTTCAACACGCAGATCGCCACCTACGAACCGAACATCACGATCACCGAAGTCGAGTTCGTGCGCCAGAGTGAGCCTAACTACTCAGGGATCGTGATCATGATGATCTCCTTCACGGTGGGCAACTCACCCACCACCTACACGTTCTCTGTCAACCTCAACGGCAGCCAGGTGGAGATAACCGTATGAGTGTCGCCCCAGTCTCCATCAGCACCATCGCTGATGTCGTCAGCGGGAGTGTGACAGTCCCCCCTATTGACTACACCAGCCGGGACTACACGAGCCTGGTCAACGACATGCTGACCTTGATCCCGAGCTATCTGCCGGAATGGACCGACCGCGCTCCTGGCGACTTCGGAATAGTGCTCCTGGAACTCTTTGCCTACACCGGGGATGTGCTGTCGTTCTATATCGACCGGATCGCCAACGAGGCGTTTATTGCCACCGCCCAACAGCGCCAGTCGATACTCAACATCGCCACCCTGCTGGACTACACGCCCCATGGCAACGTAGCTGCGACGGTAGGTGATCCGAAGAACCCCCTCGCGCCACCAGGGTTGCAGTTCACCATTTCCTCGCCGGCACCTACCCCGGTTTTGATCCCCAAGAGCACCCAGGTGTCGACATTCCTGATCGGGTCTCCCATCGTCTTTGAGACCGTGGCAGACCTGTGGATCTATGGCGACGCGGTCTCCACGGCGATCAACACCACCAGCAGCGGAGCAGCAAATCAGCAGTTCTACCTGGGGGATACCACCGGCACCATCCCCTGGCCTCTCTACAACTTCACAGGCGGGGGCGGAAATCAGACGGTGACGGTGGGCGGCACAGCCTGGAGCCTGGCCCCCGGCAACAGCTTTGTGGGTGTGCCGGGTAGCGGCGTCGGCTCCCAGGTCTATACCGTCATCAATGGCAACACGGTCTTGTTCGGAAACGGCACCAACGGCAACGTGCCGGCCAACGGCGTCAGCATCTCGATCACCTACCAACCCGCGGCTCCAAACAACTACACCGGCCAGGTCGCGGCCATGCACGGCCAGACCACCGCAGGTGAGAACATAGGGATCTCAGACGCCACGCCCAATCAGATGTACACCCTCTTCAACACTCCTGTGGTAGATGGAACCGTCCAGGTATTCGTTGATGAGGGCAGCGGCCCGGTCATGTGGACATACCACCAGCGCATCATCGACGCCTTTTCCACCGAGAGTGCGTACACCCTCTCCGTTGACGCTAACGGCGTCGTCACCGTCGTCTTCGGGGATGACCTGACCGGGCGCATCCCGGCTCCTGGGGCAGTCATCACAGCCAGCTACATGGTGGGTGGAGGAGCCATCGGCAACGTGGCCCCGAACTCACTCAATCAGTTGGTCACGGGTATACAGGCGATCAGTTCAGTCACCAACTCTCAACCGGCTACCGGCGGGGCTGATGCCGAAACCACCGACCATATTCGTACACATGCTCCGCTATCGATCACCGCGATCAACCGAGCGGTGGCACTGGACGACTATGCCGCCTTGGTGCTGAACATCCCGAGCGTTGCCAAGGCCGCTGCCATCTCCACGGCCTACAACGCGGTGAACATCTACATTCACCCCGCCGGCAGCTTCATTGCAGACGTGCCCACGTTGATCAATCGAGTGAACGCTCTGGCCCCCTCGATCACCAACTCCAATATGACTGGGCAGATGGATAACAAGAAGATGGTAGGTGTGTCCATCGTCATCCTGCCGCCTCAGTACAACAAGAATGGAGTGCTCCAAGCCGGCTACGTCCCGGTCAACATCACAGCCAACGTGGCGGTGCTGCCGAACTACCATCAATCCACGGTGCAGAGCGCGGTGGCGGCGACGCTCCAGAACCTCTTCTTGTTCTCGGTAGTGGACTTCGGCTCCAGGATCACCCTGTCGAGCGTCTACCACGCGGTCATGGAAGTCGAGGGCGTGGACTATGTCAACGTGACAGTGTGCTCCCGAGCAGAGGCCAGCCCTCAGACCTTGGCTGATGTCGTCACCGCGGCGTATGAGATCCCTCAAGCAAACCCAGGCGGTATCAACGTGACAGCTACCGGAGGCGTGATTTACTAATGGCTGCGACCTTCCCTGCCGCGATCAAGGTCTTCACGGTCTTCCACGACTACACCGACATTATCTGGGCCTTGAGCATTAATGAGTGTCACGACGAGATTGTGGCCCTGGAGAAAATCGTCGGAGCCAACCCTTTCCTTGGCACGCCTTTCACATCAGTCGGCGGGGCCATTCAGTATCTCTACAACAACAAGGCCCCGACTAACCACACTCATCTCCATCACAGCAACCTGGAAGACGCGATCGGTAACGACCACCCCCAATACATGCAAGTCACCGGGTATCCAGGCTTCAGCCGGCCCGTGGGAGGCGTAGCCGGCAGTGCGCCAGCAGACCTCGTACCGCTGAGCCAGTTACGTAGCTTCGGCTTCCTGAACCAGGGGCAGATCCAGAGCATGATCAATGCCTCCACCCAGTCTCTCATGGCCGGGGCGCGTGGCGGAACTCCACTGCTTGGGTCATCGTCCTCCACTGCCTGGCGGATCACCGGGGGCCTCTTCTCAGGCTGCACCGATGGCAATGGCCGGGTGACCTTTGGCTTCGGTCTCACCTACGGTCAGGTCGTTCAGTCGGTCCAGATCACCAAGCTGCCACCCCAAGGGAGCGGTGGCTGCCCGCCTTACAACTGGATCGAGGCCCAGCAGACCCTGGTGGGGGTGTCGGGGTCATCAGCCACGGTCCAGTTCTCACATGACTATTCCTGGCAGCCAAATCAATGGGTGTCCTTCACCTGGATAGCAATGGGGATCTGATGCCGGCCCCACCGCCTGTCCCCGCCGCTCAGCGTTATCCCCTGGCGATCCGCGACTTTGTTGCCTATCAGAACCAGCCTCAGGATGGCACCAAGATCTTCATCGTCCAGAATCTGGACGGTACTACTACCACAGTCGACCTCACCCTCGACGCCGCCGCGGTTACCAAAGATCTTCACACCGAGATCATAAGCCTGGAGCAAATCCTGGGCCAGAAGCCCTTCATGACACCTGGGTCCAACACGGTGGGCCGCTCGATCAACTACCTCTACAACAGCAAGGCCGAAGGCCATGTTGACGCTCGCAACTGCATCACCCCACCGCCGGCACCGTCGCATTACCACCGACACTTCATGCTGACGGGCTTGGGGGGCGACGACCACCCCCAGTACATGCGCCATGACGGGGCCAGGCCCTTTACCCGCCCGGTCACGGCTCCAGGGGCAGTGGATGGCGATGACCTGATCACGCTGGCCCAGGCCAAGGTAGCCGGCCTCAACTCCTCCCAGGTGCAAGGGATCATCAACTCCTACCTGGCCTCACAGAAGCTCGATCCCAACGATCACAACCTCACCGGGCCAGATGGCCGGCGCTGGAAAATGAGCGGCGGCTTCGCCTCTGGCTACACCGATGGCAACGGCAACCTCTGGGTCGATCTCACGCCGGCACAGTTCTCCTACATTCTGAGCTTCATCTACTGCAAGATGCCCTTCCCCGGCGGCTCGATGCTGGGCTGGTATGCCTATCAGTACATGGAGGATCAACTCGTACTCCTGGGCCTCAGCCCCCAGGGGGCCATGATCCAGTTCATCGAAGACATCAGGGTCGACCGCCAGGCCCTGGTGTGCATGTGTTGGATGGCACTGGGGATCTGATGGCCGTCTACGGGGTCAGCTTCTACAGTGTCGGCCAGTTCGGCCCAGACCCGGCCACTGTCAGGCCCGACTTCTCGGTAGCTCCTTTCACCTCGATGCCATTGAGCTACTCCAGCCTGTACCTCAAGTGGAACACCCCGCCATCTACAGACTGTGCCTATCTGCGCCTGGTACGGAACCCGCGGAACCTACCCATGGACGAGAACGACGGCTTCCAGGTCTTCGATCTGAGCGAGTTCGCGGATAACCCTCCTGCGGCTCCTTCCAATGTCTTCGGTGACCCTAAAGACTCCATCGTGGTCGATGCCATGCAACACATCACTGACCTTTACCTGCCACAAGGGTTCCAGTACTACACCATGTTCGGCTGGAGCCTTTCGGAGAACATGTGGGTTCGTTGTACCGATCTCATCGCCCTGGTGCCGCTCAACTGGGGCTATGGGGCACGGCTCTACAACCTGCTACCTATGGCTTACCGGGATATGGACGTGGTCTTAGTTGACCAATATAACCCATGGCCTGTCGACGGCCCCACCCCGCCTTTACAGCGATACCTCCAGTTGATTGGTTTCCAGTTCGACTTCATACGCACCGAGCTAGAGAGCCTGTCCTCAATCAATGACCCCCTGAACTGTGCGGGGTCGTTACTGCCCTTGTTCATGCAGGAGTTCGGCCTGGTGCATGAGCCAGAGATGGGCATGTACCAGGAGCGTCTGCTAGTCGAGAACGCTGTCCATCTCTACAAGTTGAAAGGCTCGCCCCAGGGCATCACCGAGTTCGTCACGACCCTGTCGAGCTACCCGAGCACCCAGATTGCTCACCATGGCTACAACGAACTGCTGGTTCGTGACGACGGGGTCATGGCTACCAGCGTGGGTACCTGGCAGACCTGGCCTCCCACTGGCACCAACTTCCCGGCCATCAGCAACAACACGGGAGTGGTGCTGACCCAGATCCCCACCCTGACCGCGGCTCCCTACAACACCACCAACCCGCTGGAAACTTTTACTGCCTTCCCGACGTTCCAGCAGCCCTATACCAACAGCGGGATGCAGGTTCTGAGCGGTAATGCCGTCACCGGGGACAGTGCCAGCTTCAGCGGAGGCACCGTGGGCAACTGGAGGGCGGGGGCCAACACCACCATCAGCTTCGCCAGCGGCCAGGTTATGCAGATGCATGCTGTCGCGGCGGGCAACATGACGGCCACCCTGTACAACGTGACCGCGGTGACCGCGGGGCAGACCTACAACTTCTCAGGTCAGTTCCAGGCAGCCACCACTGGGCGAGCGGTCTCGATAGCAGTCCAGTGGCTCAACGCCAGCGGTGGCGTCATCAGCACGAGCACCGCCGCCGCGACCGACACCACCGCCAGCCTTGTGACCGCCTCAGCCACCAACGTGGTGGCTCCAGCCGGCGCAGTGAACGTCAACCTCGTCCTGACCGTCACCGCCGCGGCTGCCAACGAGAACCACTACGTCGACTACATCGTCTTCCAGCCCTACACCCAGGACATCTACCTCACCACCGCTGGCATCCCGATCACTGACTTCATGTCGCAGTACTACGGACCTGGGCATGCCACCTTCACCATCCAGATATGGTCAAGTGTCAGCCGCCAGGTGAGGCTGTCCCTCTGGGGTGACGCCGGCACCGGCACCCCGTTCCAGATCGTGAGCGAGTCGATCTTCACTGA